CCATCTGACTATCAACTACATGCATGAAAGGTATAACTCCTGTCGTCTTATTACCTTTGCTTGTTGATTGATCCTGTGACCTTATGTCACCCCAGTACCCACCGATACCACCACCAGAACTTGATAACCAAATGTTCTCTGCATAATGTTCTGACAATCCTTCACGAGAATCATGTACATAATTTAAGAAGCATGATATAGGTAAGCCTCTATCTGTACCTCCGTTTGATAGCACGGGCGTAGCAAACATGAACCATAACTTAGATGAGTAATCATACAATCTTTTTGCATGAGCATCTGAATCTGCGAAAGCTGCGGCTGTTCTAGCTAAGGCTTCCTGGGGAGATTTCTCTGTGGGTAACATGTATCTATCTTTTAAAACTTCTTTACCAAAGATGGTAAGAAGATCATCTCGTGCGAGATCAATCGTTGGCTTGTCTGTCATTCTGTATTCCTTATTTGTGTTGAGTGAAAGCTTGTAGTATACCACACTACGAGGCTGTTGTCTATAACAATCATGTTAAGTTCCTTAAAAATAATGTCGAGTATTCAAATTTTTTCTCTTGACAAAAGATATCATCTAGTGTCTCAACTAAATCTAACTTTAAATTTTTGTCCAGGTTCTTTACCACCTACACCATTCTGATTTCTACCTGTGGATAAATCTTCTCCAGTATAGGTCGATACAAATAGTTAAGCTGAACCCATGCTTTCCTAGTTGCTTTAAGTTTACACTCTAACACTAGAAGAAATTCTCTGTCGCTGTTGGGTAGTATTATAATGTCTGGCTGGCACCAACCTAGCCCACGTCTATCTTCATACTCATACCACTGCCCGTGTATTACTTTATCTCCATATAATGCTTGTATATAATTAGCTATTCTATTCTCATAGATGAGCCCAGCCCTTTGGATACCCTTGATTCTTGGAGAGGAGATGAATCTAGGTTTATCCTCGAGGGCTTTAGCCCACCTGAGACCTCGGATTATGTTACGTCTTTTCTGCATAGGAATACCAATTCAGATTCAACGCGTATGTAACCAGAGTCTGTCATAGCTTGGATGTACTGTGTGATTTCCCCGGGCGCCATAGTCTTGTTCAAAAGTTGCCGTTTAAACAGCTTCAGACGCACGTGAGAGCGGTTATTGTTAAACACAGTAGTCTCCAACCAACCCTTCATATCATGAGCAATTTTACCTGTCTTACTCATGCCAAAACCTTCTAATGCCTTAGGCATATGCTTCTCTACATCAAACATAATCTTCTTAGTACGTTCCCAATCACTGCCTGTGATTACTCGAGTACCTCTACGTGAGGCACTGATGGACATAGCTACCTTGATAAAGTGTGATACCCTACGCTGATTGTACTCAATCATGTTAGGTTCAGTAGGTTCTGGTTTAATATATTCTTGAAAATCTTTCTCAACTTCTTCGTATGCTTCTGGGTCAAAGATAAATTGTCCATGCATTTTAGCTATCATACTAAGGTCATGAGTTAAGTCTTCTGATATCTTATCTTCTAATTTTTTCTGATATAAACTCTGTGCTATTCTCTCACCCTCATGGTAGATGGGTAGTATTCTAGACAGTAAACCTTGGGATGCTGCATCCTCTGGTAAGTTATCCACAAACTGTTGAGGTGTGGCACATGCTATCCAATTAAGGCATGGACCTTTAATCATTTGTGATGACCCTGTTTTAATTTGATGACTGTATATATCTTTACTATCCCACATGTCAGTCATAAACATTTGTAAGTACTGATGATTTCTATTCATGAACGTACCAAACTCTGAGGTTACTAATGTGATAGATGAATCATAGAACATATCTTCTTTAGGTGTAGCACAACGTAAGTCTAGTCGTGTAACCTTAGACATTTCTACTGCTAATTTCTCTGGTGTAATCCTATCTTGTATAGAGTACAAAGGATAGTTCTTTAAACCATACTGTGTTAAGCCACTGTTGTATTCATCATGATCTTCTTCTGTACCTACAGGTGTGGTAAGTTTACTAAACACTTTAGAGAACGGCAAGATGAGCGAGACAGATTTGTTTCTGCCTGGTGGTGCAACTAATACTATAAACATGTTAGGTCTAATGTTATAGTTAGTCATAGACAACCAACACTTACGTCCTAATGCACCAGCCACAGCGGATAGTGCTGTCCATCTGGAGAACCTATCTGGTATTGGGCTACCTGTTGTAGCCTTGACGCATGCTTCTATAAAATCTATATTGTTACGCATTAGCTACCCATTTCTTTAAGTTCTTCCAAGAATCTCCTACCTCTGCATCAGAAGGTATGATCATAGTTCTACCTTTAACTTCGATAGGATTCTCTAAGCATTTAATTATCTTAGGTATTAAATAGTCTACCTTATCATTAGGACATTGACCTAAGACTGCATCATGCACCTGTCCTAATATTTCTACACCCTCTGGGAATAGTTCTGACCACACTCTATATAAACCTTTGTTAAGTAAGTCACCTATAGTAGATTGAGGAAGATAGGCTATAGCTTTTCTTGCATAGTGTTCATCATCTAACCTACCCCAGAATTGTCTACGTCTACCAAAGGGTGTGATTAAGTTACCCGTTGCTTGTAATTCTTTTATAACTTCTGTATGCCATGTTCTTATACCAGGAAATGCACCAGCTACACGCACAAGCATTTGTGTACCAGTACCAATCTTCTCGCCTAGTTCTATCAGATCGCTGAAGCCCCCTTTCTTGTCCTGTTTATGCCAACGTTCTAACGAGGCTAGTGGTATGACACCACCAAAATACAAGAGTTGAAATCTTGTAGCATGTGCTACCTTAATCTTTGTATGTCTTGCTACTGTATTAGCTGACGCTCCATAGTTAGTACCATGACCAGCCCTCTTACATACATCACGATAAGAAAAGTTACCATAGTAAGGTCGCTCTGCTAGTGTTCTATTCTGTGCGTTATCTTCTGTCCAACCCATGTTAGGCCACACCATCTTGGCTACTTCAGTGTGTAGGTCTGATGATTCAACAGCGTTGATATAACCCTCATCACCTGATAGATAAGCTGTTGCCCTGGATTCAGCTGCTTGTAGATCGGCATAGAACATAGTACGTCCTCTGTCTGGTACGAAGATAGCCCTCATGTCCTTTGTAATATTCTGTAGGTTAGTACCTGTTCTCCAGGGACTTTCTGATGATGACCACCTGCCAGTTTCAGTACCCGCTACATTATAAGAGCAACGGATACGTCCATCCTCATCACGCTTTGCGGCTAGTACTGATAGTTGTTTGTCTATATCACGTAGTGCTATGATAGTCTTACAGAAAGGACGAGCACGAGGATACTCTTCTATCATATGTTCTAAAGCTTCTCTGTCTGTTGAAACTTTCTGTTTACCTTTGTCGTATTTAATTTGTGTTGGAAGATTCAAGTACTCATAGAGCATGGACTTGAGTTGTGTTGGACTGTTATGGTTAAGGTCTTTATCCCATACAGCATTAGCAAATAGACTTAACATCCTAGCTAACTGTAATCTTTTCTTTTGTAAGGGGGCACGAATAATTGTGACTGCCCTTTCGTCTACGCGTAAGCCACGTAGCACCATAGATATAGCTGGGCCCAAGCTTGCTCGCTCGAAATCGTATGTTGACCTGGTGTTGTTATCTAGTTGAGGCTGTAGCTTATCCCATATCTCTGTTGTAAGTGTGCAGTCTAATCCACAGTAAACCCACAGCATTTGTTCTTCATTAAGTTTTAAATTCTTAATCTCTGTGTTTTTTATTATCCTCGCCATTGTCTCTCTCCAATTGTTTCTTATGTAATTCTTCCACTCGTTCTCCTATTTCACGAGCGATCGCCATGTAAGCTGAAGCATCTAGGTATGTATCCTCTGTCCTAGATCCTTGCTTTAATCTTGCTATCTTTAATAGACACATCATAACTGCTACATCATGTGGGTTTATTTGAAAGTTAGTATATGCTGACCATAAGTTTGCTATGTTCACATGGTTAATTAACTTGTCTCCGTAGTCTACTTGTCTGTCTCCACTAACTAACTCACTAGCCTTTACTAGTAGTTCTGAAGATCTTCCTGTTGTTTTCATACTCTCCCTCTCTGTATTTATCAAATTCTTTTCTTGCTCTTTCATGGTCTACTGAAGCTAAGTCACATATGTATTGGAACTCATCATACTTATACTTCAACCATATCTCTACTTCTTCTTTGTGTTTCAACCCATCCTTTGACTTGCCCTTGTAGGCATAGTCTTGAACAGCTTGATCTAATACGGCTCGCCATAGGTTGTAATGGTTTGCTATATCTACTGAATCTTCGGGCATTGGTTTGACCGAAAATAATTCTGATCGTTTCATGTTTACTCATCTGCTTTGGTACTCTTTGAAAACTTGGCTAAGGTTTTCCAAGCACTCTCATTGGTATATATAGAGCCTAAGAAACCTAATCCCTTTTCTTGTTCTGGTTGCAGTGAATGTTGTGCATGCATGGTGTCGTGGATGATACCTTTAACATGTATCTTTTGTTTATGGGCAAGCCATGATACATCATACAATTGATTCTGTGCTACCTTAACTATCTTATCGTTCTCTAGAATATCTTTGACCCACTTCCAGGCACTGATCTCATCAGCTGCATTCCAGTAGTTGAGTAAGTCTTTATTCTTATCACGAAAAGGTACTACGATTGTAGTACTAGGGTTAGGTGCAAAGCCTATGCATACTATAGAGCCTTCTGCTGTTTCAATATCAAATGCGAGAGGGTTGTCATGGTTAGCTTCACTAATATATTTCTTGTAATACACATCTAAGTCTTCGAGAGTTGGTTCAATCCATATCTCTCTAGTTGTGTGTTCTAATTCTTTTGTTACGGATTCTCTTTTTGCTTTCTGTAAGTCAGCTACAACGTGGGGTCTCCACTTAAAATTTTTAACGACAGAGACAGGACTGTAAGTTGGTAATACTTTATAAGATTTAGATAAGAGTTCCGTTAATAACGTGGCTCCTCTATTCTTACCAATTTTAGCTAGACCTGTCACTGCCCACAAAGACACTGAACCCATTGCGATAATGATATTTGGATTGGCTTCTTCTATTTCTTTGTGTAACCTTTGAATGTCTTGCTCATATTCTTGCTTAAGATATCCTTCACTTGTTGGGGCGTAAGGTGAACGCCACTCGGTTGTCTTGCATAATCTTTTGTATTCACTTCTCTTATGAAAGAAGTATTGTGCTGTGTTCTGGTGGGGTTTTAATTGTATAGTGTGGGTGAGTAAACAGTTGTCGAGGTTGATACCTGCAATGTCACAGAGTTCGGCAAATACTTTTCCCGTGCCCCCACGCAGGATAGTATTAGCGATTGTTTCACTGTTGGTAGGGTACTCGAATACGAACGCAATCTTACAAGCCTCGGCTGATTGAGGCTTGCGTGATGATACTCGTTTATATACTGCATACTCACCCATAGGACTACTTCTTAATTATCCTTTTGATGGATGCTTGAAGTATGTCCTTGTTTCTGCCAACCATTTCATGCTTGACAATACCACTAAAGGTCTGGCCGATTGCTTGCTCAAGCAACTCACTGAACGACGAACCGTCATCCATTTCCAATCCCTTTAATAGAAAGGCTTTCAATGACAAAGCGGGATTGCTTTGTTGCATTGCTTTTGGTGTAGCCCAGAACTCAATACGAGTTGGCTCGGCATTTACCAAATCCGAATCTGCTAAATCAGATTGGATCACACCAACGGCTTTACAATTCATGCGTACCAATGGTGTTTGATTTTCCCCCACCTTATCCGAACGATAAGAAGTGATAGTGAAATCGTAGCTACCCTCTGGTAGTGTTACTGATTCAGGTATCTCACCTGGGGTCATGTTTAAAAAGTCTAAAACATCTGACATCATTTACCTCCTGTGTCTTTGTTCAATTTGCTTTGAGCATTCTTTTGAATAGAATCAAATAGCTTAGCTAAATCACATTCGGTGTTAGCTTCAACACGACTAGGTGCTGTCACTTTCAAATCCATCTTGTGATCTGATACTGTTCTAAGGGTTCGCTCCGTGCCCTTACTTGAAGACCGTGTGTCGATCCTACATACGCAGTTAAAGTATCTTCCTATTTTGGTGGATAGTTTAGATCCTACACTCGTTGGGTATGCTTTGGATACACCTAAGTCTCCTTCCATGTACTGCATATGCGTAGTTACTACTACGTTACACGGTACTTCTGAACCTGTTATATATTGTATGATATGTTGTACATCCCTTGCGGCTGTACCCCATTCTGGTTGACTAGGTTGGTCGGTTGGTTTCTTATTATTAAAAACCAGGGCACCACGTAATGCTGCCTCGCCCATCAAAGTCAAGCTGTCTATAACAAGTACATCTTTATTAGTCCAAGTTTTAACTGAACCAAAATCTTCGTCGCCATCCTTCCAGTTAGTAATCATTTGTACGCCCTTACGGAAAGCTGTTGCTTGTCCTAAAGAATCTTTACAAGTAACAAAGGATACATTCTTAACTGCATCTTTATTTAAAAACTCTGGAAGAATAGATAGACCGTCATCAAAATCTAGGATACGTAAATTGTATCCAGCATTTGCAAGCGAGGCTAGTGCTGTGGTTTTACCCGAACCACTATCCCCTACCAACATAAGCTTTGTATACTCTGCTGACTTGTGTGTTTTAATGTTTGCCATTTTTATCTCCTGTGAAGTTAACATACTAACATGAATTGCTTTCCGTGTCAATACTTATTTTATTCTTTCATCAATAATTTTACCAATTACGTATATCATAAATGTAATGAGTAATAAATCTGCTAGGATTAATCCCAACAAAATGTTGACGATCATGATACCCACCTTAAATACCAACCAACTAAATCTATTATACTTAATACTATTATTATATTTAATAGAGTAGTGGTATCCGAATACCATTTATCTCTTTGATATTTATTCTTTTTATTATACTGCTTTTGCATAAGCCTCCACTAAATCTGGATGAGGTTGTTTATCGAAATCATTATCCAGGAAAAGATTACGACGATCAGGTGAAGCTGAACAAACTTCTTTAAATCTACAGCCACCATAGTTGTTACAAGCAGTGAAATCTGCTGGGTAATATTGTTTATTAAAATAATTTGTTGATGTATCTAATGTATGCATGGCATCTTTATACCATTCCATTATTAAATCTGTTGGTACATTGTATACACTACGATCAAACCTAGTGAAGTGCACACCTGTTTGCACGGCATCAATAATAAATCCTGCTACGTCCAGACCTAGTACTTCCCTGGCAGCCCATAGATAACTGAACACTTGATTGTTCGGCATGAAGTTACCAAAGTAATTAGAGTTAAGCGTTGTCTTCGTTGTCTTAACATCGCATAGATATAACTTACCTTCTAGTTGTACTACCTTATCAATACGACCAGAGAATCTGTACTCTCCATTACCAAAGGGTACTTCAAACCTTTGCTCGAGGCAAGGCTCACCGTCTGGCATGGTAGCTATTTCAAATAGGTCTTCCCAAAATTCTTCTGCTCTCCAGGTAACAGCTCGTAAAGCTGCAGTCAACCCCCGTGCCTTATCTTCTGATAAGTTTAGAGACTCACCAAATTCCAGGAGCACATGCTTTATAGCTGCTACTACAGCTTCATCTTTTGTTGCCCCCTTGAATTTCTGAATGTCAAGGACTTCAAGTCCTTCGTGTACAGCAGAACCAAAGCCTGTTGCCATGCCGTATGTCTTAGACTTATACCCTTGTAGGTTAGTCCAGTTGTACATACGGGGGCATGATAGGAATGATGATAGACTTGATGTATCCCATATCTTTTGAATAGGGTTACCGTCTTGTAGTATAAACTTCTTTAGTCTATCTGGTTGTTCCATTATGCCTCCTTAACTAGCATGTCCAATACATTTGTTTCGTATTGTTTAGGTTTAGTTCTTGATGATTTACTGGTGATACGTTTACCTGCCTTTTCTGTTGCTCGGATATTTTCCCGGGTCGCACGTAAGTAAGTAACAATAGTTTGTATATCTTCCTCACTCTCTGCTAATTCCAATGGGTCTTTATCCAACAAGTCGACAGGTATAACTAACTCATCTTCTTGCTTTACTTTATCAGTCATTACTCTCTCCTAACTTTGTAAAGTGTGGTTCGTTTTGACCAGGTACTACGTTGATGGCACGTAACTCTGCATCTGGAATAGTAACTAATCCTTGTAAGACATATGGTATTGGATATCTACATACATACTTACGTAGTTCCTTGCTCCATTCTATTTTACATTTCTTAAATATTTCTTCAGCATGTTCTTTAGAGTCAGCCTCAACTATCCAATGCTTTGTATTCATATTTGATTTTGTAATATCGTATTGCATATCTCTCCTTATTTTATTATTAATAGTATCACAGATAGAAAAAATGTCAAGCTAAAAGTTTAACAAAATTCCTACTGCAAATATAAACATGGCTATTGAATTGACTGTCATCAATGCTCGGT